CGACGACTGGGAAGACCCAGCGAACTGGATCAAAGCAAACCCCAATCTCGGTGTCAGCAAGAAAGCCGATTACATGGCCGAGCAAGCAGCGAAAGCCAAGAGCATGCCCTCCGCCCTGAACGCCTTCTTACGGCTTGAACTCAACGTATGGACTCAGGCCGAGAGCCGATGGCTATCCGTCGATCACTGGCAAGCCTGTGGCGATGCGGTGGACGCAAACGATCTTCGTGGCCGAACTTGCTACGCCGGTCTTGACCTATCCAGTACACAAGACATCACCGCCTTCGTGCTCGTGTTCCCCGGAGAGACCAAAGACGATAAATGGCGAGTGCTCTGTCGATTCTGGGTTCCAGAAGAGGCCATGCACAACCGCAGCAAGAAAGACCGCGTTCCCTATGAGGCGTGGGTAACGCAGGGCTTCATCTCGACAACGCCAGGACAAGTCATCGACTACGACTACATCCTCGCTCAAATCAAAAAAGATGCAGCTGACTTCGATCTTCAGGAAGTTGCATTCGACCGATGGGGAGCAGCAAAGCTCACCAACGATTTACAGAAAGAGGACATCACTGTTGTGCAGTTTGGCCAGGGCTACGCCTCGATGAATGCGCCAATGAAAGAGCTTGAGCGCATGATCTTGGAACACAAGATCGCTCACGGCAACAACCCCGTTCTCACTTGGATGGCTGGCAATCTCGTAGCAAGCGAAGACCCTGCCGGAAACATCAAACCAGATAAAGCCAAATCCACCGAGAAGATCGACGGCATGGTGGCCCTTGTGATGGCTCTAGACCGCGCCACCCGCCACGCTGAACCTACCTCCGTCTACGAAACACGCGGCATTCGACTGATATGAACTTACTTGACAGAATTTTCCATCGCAGAGCAGCCACAGTTCCCCTTGGCCACCCATCCACGCTCAGCGGCTTCTACAACACGACATCAGTCACGCCCGATTCGGCTCTGGCTGTTTCATCCGTGTTTGCGTGTGTAAAGGTCGTCGCGGAATCTGTTGCTTCGCTCCCTCTAAAAGTCTACAGACGCACCGCAAACGGCAAAGATGCGGCTCCAAATCACAGCCTTTATCCCATCCTGCACGAACTGCCTAATAGCGAACTCACGAGCTTTGAACTTCGTGAAATGCTGATGGGCCATGTGTTACTTCGTGGCAACGCCTACTGCGAGATCGAGATGAACGGCAGGGGTGATGTGATTGGTTTATGGCCTCTACAGCCAAACAGAGTAACCGTCAGCCGTGCGCCCGATGGCAAGTTGATCTACACCATAGATGTGCCAGGACAAGGCTCCATTGCTCTGCCTCAAGATAGGGTGTGGCACATTCGCGGCTTCTCGACAAGCGGCCTTATTGGCCAGTCTCCTGTCTCTATTGCGCGAAACGCCATCAGCGTAGCGATTGCCGGTGACGACGCAGCAGCTTCTCTGGCAGGCAATGCCGCCAACCCCGGCGGTGTGCTGACTTATCCAGGCAAGTTGTCTGATGAGGCTTATAAGAATGTTCTTGATTCATGGCAAAACCGACATCAAGGGTTGGGTAAAGCAGGCAGAACCGCGCTGCTAGAGCAAGGCATGGATTACAAGACGATTGGCATGAGCCTTGCTGATCAGCAGTTCTTGGAGACGCGCAAGTTCCAACGCTCGGAGGTGGCATCGCTCTTCCGTGTGCCTCCGCACATGATTGGCGACCTCGAACGAGCGACGTTCTGCCTTCCCGCTGGAACCGATGTGTTCACTGCCTATGGGCCGAAGCCTATCGAATTGGTGGAACGCGGTGAGGTTGTCTGGTCACGAAATGAGCGAGGTGAATGGCAAAAGTCATTGGTAAGCCACGCAACGTGCTCTGGAGTTGACGAAATCCTTTGCATTAAGACAACCAATCGAACGATTCGAGCCAATAGGAAGCACAGAATACTTGTGCGCCGAAAATATCCTGATCCTCGACCAGGCCAAGGCGGTTATCAAAACCTCAAATGGGTCGATGAGTATGTTCCAGCAGGCGACCTCAAGGCGGGAGACACCATCATTGCTATGGACGGCGGCTTCGCCACTGGCACAGATCAAGCTCCTACTCGGAAAGCCAGCCTAGGCTTTATGGCCTTTTGCGGCCTGTTGCTTGGCGATGGGAACATCAATCAGGGACACGGAGTAACCATTGCTCGGGCCAACAATGCGCCTCACATGGATTACTACCGAGAAGTGATGAGAACCGAATTTGTTCGGCTCAATGGTGGAAACGGAAGAGGTGATCGCTCGCAGATCGCCACGGCCCCAGTAACTCTCTCTGAGGGCGACCGCCAAACACGCTTTAGTTCTGTGATTGCAGCTGAGGAACTGACCAAACTTGGCCTAGCTGGCACGGCTCGAACTAAGCAGGTGCCTGGGTGGGTATTTGAGATGTCTGAAGCGCATCGCTTGGCCTTCCTCAAGGGTTTTGTTGACTCTGATGGACATGTTGACAAGAAAGGCAGAATCTCAGTGTCATCTTGTAATCGCGATCTGCTCTCTGGCATCCGCCATCTTTGCATGATGAGTGGAATTCCAGTGACCAATCTGCGTTGTCAAAAAGGCACAACCACTTTGCCAAATGGCAAGAAGGCACAATTAGAGCAATGGACTTTCACGTGCTCAGACCCAGCGTCAAATCAAAAAATTGGGAGCGCGAACCCAAGCGACTTGGAACGGCTAACGAACGGCAAGCCATTCAGCAGAAAGGGGAGAAATTATCCTCGCTTCGGTGGTGAAGGTGAACCGCTTAACGGAGCAAGCTTATCGCGAATCACTTCAATCACAATCCAGCCAGCCGAAAATGTCTACGATTTAGAAGTCGAAGGGACTCATAACTTCGTTGCAGATGGTGTTATCGTTCACAACAGCAACATCGAACATCAATCTATCGACTTCGTTGTTCACACGCTGCGGCCTTGGCTAGTTCGCATCGAGCAGTCAATTGCCCGCGATTTGATTGGCCCCCTTGAGCGATCACGAATCTTTGCTCAGTTCAATGTAGATGGCTTGCTACGCGGCGACATCAAGAGCCGGTATGAGGCTTACCACGTTGCTCGTAACGACGGGTGGCTGTCTGCCAACGACATTCGCCACCTAGAGGACTTGAACTCCGTGGATAACGGCGATGCTTACTGGCAACCGGTGAACATGGCTGATGCAAGCAATACCCAGCAACAAGCCCCAACCTGGCAACGAGCCTTCACCATCGCCATGCGTGATGCCATGACTCGCATTTTGCGCAGAGAGTTACAAGACGTTGGCCGCAAAACCAATGTCGATATGCAGAAGTTTGAGGCTGACCACCGGCAATTCGTAGCCAAGACTCTTGAGCCCGTTGTCCGCTCGTTTGCCGTAATGCTTGGCAAAGAAGAGATTGTGGACGACTACATCAAATCAGCCACTGAAGCACGACTCGATGCCATCTATCGCAACAAGATCGACGAGGCATGGCTTGAAACGATTGATGCCACTGTTGCATCCGAAGTTGCCCGACTTGAATCACTATGGACTTAGAGAAACGAATATTTACCGTCGATGAATTCCGTGCCATTGAAGACAACGGAATCACCAAAATCACTGGCTACGCTGCCCTATTCAACGTTTGGTCGCAAGACATGGGCGGCTTTGTCGAGACGATTGAGCCTGGTGCGTTCACACGCTCGTTACAAAACGGCGCAGATGTCCGGGCTGTCATTAACCATGACCCTAACCTAATCTTGGGTCGCAGCAAGTCCGGCACACTCACGCTCATTGAAGACGACATTGGCCTCCGAGTTGAGATTGTGCCCCCTGATACGCAATACGCACGCGATCTGATGACCTCCATCAAGCGCGGTGATATTGATCAGATGTCCTTCCAGTTCAAAGCAATCGATGATGATGTGCGCTGGGATGGCAATCTGGTGAGACGCTGGCTCAAGGAGGTAGACCTATTCGATGTGGCTCCCGTCACATTCCCGGCCTATCCCCAAACCTCGGTCAGCGTCAGAAGTCGAATTGAAGCCCTCCAAAGCCCCACGTCACTCCAGGCGGAGTCCGATGTGGTTGCACACGAAGCGGAACGGCAGGCGCGGTTCCAAACCATGCGCAAGCGATTGGCAGCGGCAGAGATGTAGTTACCCCTTAAAGAATGAATATGTTGAAAGAACTAATTGCAAAGCGTGCCAACCTCGTGAATGAGGCTCGTGGCATTGTGGATCGCGCCGACAATGAGAAGCGCGGTCTCTCGGCGGAAGAGAACGGTCGCTATGAAGCGATCATGACGGATGTGGCCAATATCGCTGCGGACATTGAGAAGCGCGAGAAGTTGGCCGGTATTGAGGCGAGCCTGAACGAGTCTCGCGGCGTGTTGGCTGGCAGACAGGCTGACGATTCCCCGAAGTCTGGTCGTGCCTCTGCGGAATATCGCTCGGCCTTTGCCACTGCGATTCGCTACGGCAGCGGTGCGATGAACAGCAATGAGATTCGCGCTCTGGCGGCTGGCAGCGATTCGACCGGTGGTGCCATGTTGGCTCCCCAGCAAATGGTCGACACCCTCATCAAGGCCTTGGATAACCAGGTCTACATGCGCCAGTGGGCCACCAAGTTCACCGTGGAAGGGGCAAAGACGCTTGGTGCCCCCGCCTTGACCGCTGACCCTGCTGAAGGCGATTGGACGACTGAAATCCTGACCGGCAACGAGGATAGCTCGATGGCCTTTGCTCGCCGCGAGTTGACCCCCAGACCCTTGGCCAAGCGCATCAAGGTCAGCAACACTTTGCTCGCCCAAGCCCCGGACGTGGAAGCCCTCATCGTGGATCGGCTGAGCTACATCATGGCTGTCCCCCAAGAGAAGAAATTCCTGACCGGCGCTGGCACGACTGAGCCACTCGGTGTGTTCACGGCCTCTGCTGATGGCGTTCCCACAAGCCGCGATGTGTCCACCGGCAACACCGAAACCGCAGTGACCTTCGACGGTCTGATCTCGACCAAATATATGCTGAAAGGGCAGTATTGGAATCGTGCCAACTGGCTGTTCCACCGCAACGTGCTGGCTGAAGTGGCCAAGCTCAAGGATGACAACAAGCAATACATTTGGCGTGAGTCTGCTCGTGTGGGTGAGCCTGATCGCTTGCTCGGCTTGCCGGTCTACATGAGCGAGTATGCGCCTAGCACCATGACCACTGGCCTGTATGCAGGCATCTTGGGCGATTTCAGCAACTACTGGATCGCGGATAGCAAGAGCCTGAGCATCCAGCGTTTGGTCGAACTGTATGCCGCGACGAACCAGGTGGGCTTCATCGCCCGCGCTGAGTGTGACGGCATGCCGGTCTTGGGCGAAGCCTTCGTTCGTGTGAAGTTGGCGTAACTGATTGGGGGCCGTGGCAACGCGGCTCCCTTTCTTCCTTTCATGATCCTTACTCGAACAGTCCCACCCGATACCGAACCCATCACCTTAGCTGAAGCAAAAACACATCTCCGTGTGGATGGCAATCAAGATGACGCTTACATCACGGCACTGATTGCTGTTGCGCGAGAGCACGTTGAGACTGAGCTTCGCCGGACACTGGCTCTCTGCACATGGGAGTTCATCACTGACGCGGCCCCTGTCCTCATTCTGCCCATGCCGCCAATCATCACCATCGAATCTGTCACTGATGAAAACGACGATGACATT